CATCGCCCGCTACACCGACGCCGACCAGAAGCAGGTGTTCTCCAACGACCGATTCTTCGACCTTGTGCCGAACATCGAGGGCTTTGTCAGCAAGTGGGGCGCGCGCGATGTTGGATACGCCGGCCCCGGATTCAACCCACGCGGCCCCGGATCAGGCCGCGGCAGCACGAGCGACGTATGAGGCTCCCCGACTGGCACGATCGGCTGTGGGAAACCGTGCGCAAGCACGAGGCCATTCCGTTCTCGTGGACGCAGCGCAACTGCTGCCATTTTGCTTTCGCCGCGGCCGACGCCATGACCGGCAGCAACCGCGCCGACGTGGTCAAGAAGTTCAGCACGACGCAGCGCCAAGCATTGCGCCACGTCATCGAAGTTGGCGGCCTGCGGGCGTTCGTCAGCCGCCACTTTGGCAATCCGGTGCTAGGGCGGGTGCAGCGCGGCGACATCGTGCTCGTTGATACCCCCGCAGGCGAAGTCGCGGGGCTCTGGGTCGGAAATGCCGCGCTCGTCACCGGCGAGGCAGGGCTTGTGCCGTACCCGCGAGATGCCGTGCTCTGCCGGTGGGAGGTTTAAGTCATGCCATTCGCACCCGCCGCCGTCGTCGCCTTGGGCGCAAAAGCCGTCGCTGCTGCTGCCGCTAAAGCCGCCTTTTACGCTGCAATCAAAAAGTTCGTCATCAGCGCCCTAATCAACATCGCGCTCTCCAAAGCCGCGCAGATGCTCATCGGCAAGCCGAAGGTGTCGCGGCAGCCGCAGGACGTCGAGTACAGCGGCACCGTTGAGCCGCGGCGCATCATCTACGGCGAGATGCTGGTGAGCGGCATGAACGTTATCCCGCCGCTAACTTCGGGAACGAGCAACGACTTTCTGCATCAAGTGCTCGCCCTCGCCGGTCACGAGTGCCATTCGCTCGGGCAAGTGTTTTTCAATCGCGAAGTCATCGGCACCATCACCGGCATCACCGGCAGCGACAACGACGGCAAGGTCACAACAGGCCGCTACGCCGACAAGGCATGGGTGCGCCGCTACGCCGGGACCGATGCGCAGACCGTCGATTACAAGCTGACGACAGCCTTTTCTCAAAGCTGGACAGCGAACCACCGCGGGCAGGGCGTCGCTTACCTTGCGATGACGTTCAAGTACGACGACGAGGCGTACCGCAACGGCAGGCCCGAGACGACCATCATCGTGCAGGGTAAACGCGTATACGACCCGCGCCTCGACTCAACCCAGACCGGCGGAAGCGGTGCGCATCGCGTCACCGACCCCTCAACCTTTGCCTACAGCACCAACCCGGCGCTCTGCCTTGCCGATTACCTTATCAGCACGCGCCTTGGCATGGGCGAGGACGCCGATCGCATCGACTGGCAGCTCGTCGCCGAAGCCGCCGACATCTGCGATGAGACCGTGACCGTCCCAGCGCCGACCAATAGCCAGAAGCGCTTCACCTGCAACCTGACGCTCGTCGCGACGGACCGATTCGAGGACAACATTGAGGCGCTGGCTCAGGCGATGGCGGGCGTCTGCTATTACTCGGGCGGACTGTGGCGGATGTATGCCGGCGCGTGGCAGTCCCCGTCATTCACAATCGGCGTCGATGACCTCATCGAGGGCGGCGTGCGCATCGTCACCGCGCTGCCCTACAACAACCGATACAACAGCGTCCGGGGAAAGTTCATCGACCCGGCTCGCAACTGGCAAACCGTTGAGTTCCAGCCGACGGTGAACCAATCCTATGTCACCGACGACGGCGAGCAGGCGTGGCTTGATACCACCTTCGCGGCGACCACCAACGAGTTCGAGGCCCAGCGCCACGCCATCCTGCTCAATCGCCGCAGCCGCCTCAAGCAGTCGGCCACTCTGCGCTGCAATATGGGCGCGTATGGCGTCCGCCCCTTCGAAACCGGCACCGTCACCGTTCCTGAGCTTGGGTGGTCGGCAAAGACCGTGCGCTGCGAAGGCTGGAACTTCGACCCCGCCGGGTTCGTCGAAATAACCGTGCGCGAGGAGCAGGCGAACGACTGGAACGACCCGATCATTGCCGACTATCTGAACCCCGGCAGCATCATCACCCCCTCCCCTGGCGACTATACCCCGCTCGCGCCGCTCAATCTGACGACGCAGGGCTTTGAGGGCGCCATCGCCTTCTCTTGGACCGCGCCCGCGACAGTGCCGGCGGACACCAAGTACGAGATTTTCGAGCACACGGCATCGACGCCGTTCTCGAGCGCGGTCAAGATCTGGGAGGGCATCAGCACCTCGACCTTTATCCCGAAGTCCGACACGACGACGCGCTACTACTGGGTGCTGCTGCGCTCTCCCGCCGGCATCGCATCGCCGACGGAGCCGCCCTCAGTGGGAGCCGCAGGCGCCGCCCGCAACCTCTTCGGCACCCTTGCCGCCTCCGTTGCCCCGTCTTCGCGCACCAAGACCGACACCAGCGCGACCATCGTGACCGACTCCGTGACCGTTACCGCGACCGGCGGCACGGCGCCCTATACCTACGCCTGGGCGCGCATCGCGGGATCGACGCTGATTGCGGCCACCTCAACGACGGCTGCCACGACGACCTTCACCGGCACGACCCTCGTCAGCGGCACGACCTACGACTCGACGTTCCGCTGCACCGTGACCGACGCAGCCGCAGCGACCAAAACCGTCGATGTCGTCGTCAGCATCACCCGCGAGGCGATGCTTGCCACGGCCTCGCCGACCACGCTTTACAAGTCCGGCGGCACCGGCACCATTACGAGCAACTCGACGACGGTGACACCGAGCGGCGGCACCTCGCCATATTCGTACGCCTGGACGAAAGTGACGGGCGACACCCTGACCGTCACCAGCCCGACAGCGGCCTCGACCACCTTCTCGACCAGTGGGCTCGGCGAGGGCAACTTCGTCGCCGCCACCTACCGCTGCACCGTGACCGACTCGACGACACCGACGGCGCTGACAGCGACCGCCGATGTATCCGTCACCCTTGAAAATCCAGCCGAAGGAGCGCCGCCGTAATGGAACCCGTACCCGCCCGCAACCAGTTCGACACCCTTGATCGGCGCGTGCGCGAGCTCGAGCGCGAGTTCGGCATCCACGAGGCCATCTGCGCCGAGCGCTACCAAGGCATTCGCCAAGATCTAAACCAGTTCAGCTCGCTGGTGCGCACCGTCGGCTTTGCGCTCATCGCGGGCATGGCTGGCATCCTCGTCAAGCTGGTGTTCTTCACATGAACGAGCCGAAGTGGATGACACGGGCGCGGCGTTACCTCGGCCTGCGCGAAACCCCGGGCAAGGCGACGACCCCGACGATCGCGCGGTGGCTGCGTGAGCTCAATGCCTGGTGGGCCGATGATGCAACCCCGTGGTGCGGGGTGTTTGTCGCCGCCGTGATGCGGAACGAAGGCTTTAAGGCGCCCCCGCACTGGTACCGCGCGCGGGCGTGGCTCAACTTCGGGGTCGGCATCGAGAAGCCAGTGCCGGGCTGCATCGCCGTCTTTGAGCGGGGCGGAGCCGGTCATGTCGGCTTCGTCGTCGGCACCGATGAGCGCGGGCGGTTGATGGTGCTGGGCGGCAACCAGGGCGACGCTGTCACGATTGCGCCATTTGACAAAAGTAGAGTGCTCGGGTATCGGTATCCGCAGGGCGAGAAAGTTTTGGCCGGCAGCCTCCCGCTGCTGGCTTCCAACGGGACGCCATCGTCCCACAATGAAGCGTGAGGTGATCTATGACGGGTGAACAAATCGCGGGCATCGTCCGCGCTCTCGTGGCCGCTGTCGGCGGCTACTTGGTCGGCAAGGGGCTTGCCGATGCTGAGACTGTGGCAGCCGTCGCCGGCGCCGCTGCGACCTTGGTCGTCGCTGTCTGGTCCTTTTACTCGAAGAAGAAGGCCGAGCCGCAGGCGTGAGGCTTGGGATCGCCCTTGCTGTTGCCCTGATCGCCGCCGGGTTCCTCGGCTATCGTCACGCCCACAAAACGGGCTACGAGGCCGGCTCAGCGGCGGTCAGGGCGGAATGGGGCGCGGATAGGGTCCGGGCTTCTGATGCCGCCAGTGAAGCCCTGCGCGCGGCCAATGCTGCATACATGGCCGATATTGCGCGGCGCGACGAGGTGGAACGTGAACTTGACGCGAAACTTGACGCCGCTACTCGCCGCGGTGCTGATCTCGCTCGGCGGCTGCGCACACAAGCCTGTCCCCTGCCCGGTGCCGCGCACGACACCGCCGCCCCGGTTGATGGTGCCGCCGGAGTCACCGACGACGCGGGAGCGGTTGATGCAGCTCTTGCCGACCACCTTGCCGCGTGTGAACGAGACGCGACCCGATTCGCCGAACTCCAGGACTGGGTGAGATGAGCCGCCACGCACGGCTGCAGATCCCGAAGCGGTTCCAACTGCACGGGCATCGACTCACCGTGCGCATCATCCCCCGCACCCGCTGGCCGCATCCGATGGACACGGTGGGGATGTACGACCCGAACTGTCACCGCATCGACC